GTATTAGCGTACCGGCAACATCATCATTTTCACCAATAATAATGGCATCGTTCAATTGTATGCTTAACTGCTCTTTTGTTATCGCAGTTGAGTTAAACGAATAAACATTATCCGATCCAACCGGGTGATTGCCAAAAACAATGACGCGACCGTTTGCTGCCTGAGCCGCCGCTATTAAAGCAGCCGTGTTTTCAGCAGCAGTTTTGGTAACGCCGCCGCCGTGATCTTCAATCTCAATAAAGTTTTTTACATCAAACTCAATTGAGTCAAGAACATAATCTTTTAAAGTAGTAATAGACGCCTTACGCGCATCGCCATTACTTTGATCGTATACAGGGATCTGATCGCCACCCTGTAATACATCTACCGCTGATAGTTGGTTAATAGTAGCCATAGGTTCCTCACTCGAACTCTAATATTCCATCGCCGCCAACCTCGAGCGGGTCCACGGGGTCTCGTAAAAATGGGTCGTCATACCGCCAAGGTTTGTTACCTGCACCAGCAGGCGTTGTGCCAGGCAATTGCCTCTCGATTGCCATTCCGAATCGAGATAGTAATGTTTTGTACGAATTTCGTGCCGTCATTTTGGTATCAGGCATTACCTGCTTGCCGTAACCAGGCGCGATACGCACCCCTAAATTTGTAATGATAGCCTCGTTTGCTGCATCTGGAACATCTGTTTCAGCATCGATATTCGTTAATTCTGGCGAGCTTGGCAGAGGATAGCTCAGCCTTAACCCATTCGCGTTCCATTCGGCCATCATCGCATCAAGACGGCGACACGCGCCCGAAAGCTCGTCATCAGTCAGGTCGAACACATAAGACGCGAGCCCGATCTCTTCGAACGCCGCAGTCACAAATTGTCGTTTTGTGTAACTCATTTAAGAGCCTCTTCAATGCGCTCTAAAAGCTTCTTGTCACTGGTTCGGCCATCATACTTAATGCCCAACAAAGACGCCTTTATTTCCATCTCAAGACGTGTAGGTGGCAGTATATCATCATCTGCTTTTTGGGTCTCTATCGGCTCTTGGTGATCGGCAATTGATAAATACCAGCCGTCCTGTAAATAAGGCTCCGGGTCTTTAACGACTATGCGCTTATAGTGGTCGCCACCAATCGGCTTATAAATCTTAAACATTATCGCATCCTAGAAGGCGGCATTCTTCGCAGTGCATTCCCACGAACCGGCGCTCGTGCTGTACGACCCATCACAGGGCGGTTCAGCGTGCCAGCAGGCGTTGTTGTGGCCGTGCTAGTGGTGACCATGGGCTTGCCTTTGTAATAGCCTGTAGTGCCTTTCGTTGGGGCTCCACGATACGACCCCGTTACACCTCGATACGTTCCGCCGCCTGGCGCTCCTCGATATTTCATTTCTTCTTCCTCTTTGGTGTGCTTACTTTGTGGCAACTATCGCCTTTACCTCTGCGATAACCTTTCCAGCATGCCTTTCCGTGTGAACCCTTTTTCTTTTCAGTCATTACGATTTCCTGGACTTAGTGCCAGAGCACTTCCATCGTGCTCGCGATAATCTTAACGGAGAATTGGGGTCTTTTGCAGCTTTGGGGTGAGCTTTCATTTGCCCGGCTGATCGAGCGCAATAAGAGTCGCCCTTCTTTGTCCCAGGCTTAACGCTCGCACCTTTCTGCCCATACGATACCCGGCGACCAGATGATGTGACTTTGACTTTAGCTTTGCCTTGTCTTGGCTTCATGATTTGGCCTTTTTCTTAGCTTTGCGAGCTGTACTCAAGGCAATAGCGACAGCCTGCTTTTGAGGCTTTCCTGACTTCATTTCCGTTTTAATGTTCTTGGAAATAGTTTTCTTTGAGTAACCCTTCTTTAACGGCATATAAACCTCCGAAAGGAATAGGGGGCCGAAGCCCCCGAGTCATTAAGACTGACCGAACAACAGGATGCCTGCCATTTCGGGGTTTACCATTGCAACACCGAAAAGAGTATCAAGGCGATACTTGGTTTTCATGGTGTTGATATCGTACTGCTTGGTCATAACCAGCTCAATACCCTGGTCAGTAGCTGCACGCATTACCGCCGCACCTGCATCTCCAGGAACAGAGTAACGACCAGGCAACAACTCAATCGCATCTCGGTGCCAGAAGCAGTTCACGCTTGCAGCGGCAACGTTCAGGAATGTGATTGCAGCAGTGTTTGAAACGCTGTTAGCAACACAGTTCTGGTACTGAGCTTCTGCATCCGTAGGCGTGCTAGACGCTGAGATGATGGGCGGAGAGATGGTCATCGTAGTTGCACTATCAACCGAGAGAACACGGAACGTTTTAGGCTGTCCTGTGTCTTGCTTGGTGATGTGGTGAACCGCATTGATACCAGCAATCGTAAACGCATCGCCTGCCGTAACACCAGTAGTGGTAGATACAGTGACAGTCTGGTAACGGTTGTCTACGTTGATCTGGCCACCAACCGAAGTTGAAGTAGCAGCAGGTACGTAGTCAATGTTAGCGCCGTCAGTATCGATAGTTACTGTCGCAGCGTTGGCAGCGATACGGTTAGCGTAGTCAAGCTTGTAAGTATCAAAAGATGCCACTTCGCCAACAAACGCTTTCTCGTAAGCAGTCAAAGGCTTGCCTTGGAGAGTCTGACGACCAGCCAGGTTGCTTGCCATACCGTTGTAATCACGGGTAGAAAGCGCCAAGTAACGACCTTCAGACATTACGCCCTGCTCGTTCATGATTGCTTCACACTCGGCAACATCATCGAAACCAGACGCAGCGCCAGTACGTGCAACAGCCAGAGTACCCTGGTTAGCCGCTACGTTCATTACCGCTACGTTGATATCAGATGCAAGCTTCTGCTTAGCAGCATCACCAAGACGACCTTCTTGCAACTGGTCACGAAGTTCTTTTGCAGTCAGTGAAAAAGGAACAGCCTTGTTGAAACCGATAGTTGCAGGCACAGCCAACTGAGTGAAGTCTTTAAAGCTTGCACTAATGTCGGTGCCGGCAGCGGCATCAATAGAGTCAGCGATGTAAGGCATTGGACGCCAAATGGTGTCGTTGGTGCGCTCCATCATTGCTTGGTCAGTAGAATATACGTTCACGTTACGTGACAGTACAAGTGCGTCCTGGAAACCTTCCAGGATTTGTTCGAACGCTACGCGCTCTTCTTTGTTAAATGCATTAGCCATTTTAGGGCTCCTAAATAATTAATTAGCCGCGCTTCTGCCGCTTATACGCAACGACCTTAGTAAAGTCGCCGGTCTTCGCTGCTTCTTCGCGCAGACGGTCTAAAGTTCTATCCACACTTCCACTCAAAGTGCCAGTACCTGTTACTATCCGCTCCGGGGGCGGTGCAGATCGTTTGCTAGTTTTCAACTGCGTCTCCATTTTAGCCAGCGTGAACGCGAACTTTACTGGGTCTTGTATCGAGGCTAGTTCAGCCGCCTTCTTGGGGTTCTTCCCAAGTGCATAGACAACCAATGCCGGGTTATCTGCGCCTGCTAGAATCATGCCTTGTTGAACCGTGGTGAACTGCTCAGTGACCAGCTCTTCAGCATCCTCAAAGTCGCGAACTTTTAACGATGATTTCGCCGTTTCATATGATTCGAGCTTCTTATGCCATTCTTCCTGAGTCTCTAGCTCTTTCCGTTTGACAGCTTCCTGCTCGCTTTCATACTGGCGCTTTCTATCGTACCAGTCCGCTAGCATGTTCTCGTATCGTTCGGTGTCGTAATCGGCTGCTTCAAGCGTAGGCTTTGTAGGCAAGGTGGTAGCCTTCTTCTCTTCACCTTTTGTCAATTCCTGTAGCTTTTTTTCCAGCTCTTTACTGCGTTTCTTTTCCTCGCGATACTGCTTGCGTAAATCCCGCACCCACTCAGGGGCTTGTGTTGTCTCTTCAGGGGGTGGCGAATCCTCCCCTAT